AGCAACACCTATTACTATTACACCCACAGGTGCTGACACCATTGACGGTGCTGCCACTGCCACTATCAATGCTCCATTTGGTTCATTGACCATGGTGTTTGATGGCACACAATGGATTTTAATCTAATAGAATAATATGGCTTACAATAGACCACCACAAGTAACATTGGCTGGCGTAGGACTTAAACAAAATCCTCCTCCATCTATTATTCAGCCTCCGGGTATTGTTCCGGTAACGCTGGATGCTGAAATTGCAACTACCAACAGCCTTGGTGTAATTCAGGTTGGCAGTGGCTTGTCTATCACACCCAGTGGTGTATTATCAGCAACAGGCAGCAGCGGAAGTAATTTTGTAAATGTTACTCTCACAGGTGTTAGCTATCTAATCACTGCTGATGATTCATATGTTGGTGCTACTAGTAAAAACATTACGCTAACTTTGCCCACTGGTCTATTGGGTAGAGTGTACTATATTAAAAACCAAAGTGATGGAAACATCAAAGTACAAGGCTCGGGAGGTGAAACCATAGATGGTAGTGCTTTCCAAACATTGGGTTCCAACAGCGGCTTTATGGTCGTGTTTGATGGCGCCAGATGGAATATTTTATAAGGAAACGAAATGTCATATCTATTCCCCGAAGGTTCTACCACTGAGCGCGGTGTAGTAGAAATTGGATCTAACATTGATGTCTTAGATGGCATCATATCTATACCGCAAAGTGTTGCACCAACTGCCGCAATCTTTTTTGATGAGCTTGATGCAACCAGTGCGCTAAGACTAGACGGCAAGTCTGTTGTTACAGAAATTACACCCACAGCCGGTAGCGGTATCAGCATAACCAACTTGGTTGGAACTGGCCCTGACTCTAGCTTTACTGTAAACAACACCGGTGTTCTGAGTCTGGTTGCTGGTGCCGGTATTACTCTATCAGCCAGCACTGGCATTATCACTGTCAGTGCCACTGGCGCTGATTTTTTAAACACCATTGGCGTCACCAACAATTATACTGCAACAGCCACAGACGAGTATATTGGAGTTAACAGTACAAGCTTGGTCACTGTTACTTTACCAGCAGGTGTCCAAGGGCGACAGTATATCATCAAAGAAGAAAGAGGCACAGGCACAGGAAGAGTAAATGTGCAAGGCACTGGCAATGAGACCATTGACGGTAGCCCGTTCAAGCAACTGACCGCCAATGCAAGTTTGACAGTAGTCTTTCGTGCAGGTCAGTGGCGCATAATTTAATAAGGAAACAAAATGTATAAAAGATCAAATTATTATGCAAACGGAACTAGAATCCCAGATTCTCTTCCAGAAAGCTATCAACCATCCACATTGGGTAACGCACCAGTGGGGCAGAAATGTTTGACTTGCAAAAATTTTAATGCAACTACTTTTCAATGCTCACGATGGACTGCCCAAGTTCGACCACGTTGGTGGTGTGCAGCATGGGAACAAGGCCCTGTTACAGCGGTTCCAGCGACGCTGGGCAAATCTAAGTTGGGTCCTTACAAGCGTGTTGCCACTTCTATTGTGGAAGAACACTTTGCCAGTGTACCCAAGCTAGGGGCCGCGGCACCGACCAATGAACCCGACACTATTCAACTCAATGTACCACTTATGATTCGTTTACTTGAATATGCCAAAGAAGATGCAAAAACTGACATGGATTTACACATGGTTGCAGAGAACCTAATAGATCTATCAGAAGAAGGCGAAGTACTTGATATGGAAAGCTATGAAGACATAGTTGATATCAACAACAAAGACTAAGGAAAATACCATGTACAAAAGAATAACTCATTCCATTGTAGAAGAACATTTTGGTCATCCAATGGCCAGTGAAATCAAAGAAAGTTTAGATAACAAAAGTGTTACACTAAGATATTTCATTGAACCCATGACCATTGATAAATTTAGATCGGATATTTTTAACTACTACAACTCATTGACCAGCAAGCTCAATAGTGCTGTTAAGGCTATCGAAAGCGGCAATGAAACTCAGTTAATGGAAACTGAAAAAACTGTATTTGAAAACATTGATCAAGTGGGTAATTTATTCAAGGGACTTTATGGACTTGAGTTTGGTGAAAGATTCAACCAATTCAATCGCTCGTTTGTGCTTGGCGCATTGTCTATTGCCAAGAATTTAAAAAACAAGGTAGACATTAGAGACTGGCGCAATCGCTTGGATGTATTCAAGTTTGATTTGGCCAATATGCTTTTTACCAATAATAATCTATGGCGACAACCCGACACACAAAACTTGTTGGGACAAATCATTGATGCATTGGTTCAGCACGAGCAGGCGGTCATTAATAAAGACAGCGCAAACGAAACTCAAACCAAAGAAAAACTTGTTAATCTTTGGTCATCGTTGGCCAGCACTTTGGCTTTTGGTGCTGCTCAACAACACCCTGCTAAGTTTACCAACTGATGTCAAGTCGTTGCAAATATCGTGTAAAGCCAGACCGGTCTGATTGGCGAGATCGTTACTATAACTATGCTCGCAGCACGATTCGCGAAAGTGTTGACCTACGCGACATGGCCCGTGTTGTGCAATCTCAAAGTGATTTGGGAAGTTGTACAGCACAGGCCATTGTTGCTGCCTATGAGATACTGTTAAAGCGAGAATACCCCAGTGAATTTGCTGAGTTGAGTCCATTGTTTGTATACTACAATACACGCATGGAAGATGGTACAATCAACGAAGACACTGGTGCGTATCTACGCGATGCTCTCAAGGCCCTGGGTCGTTACGGTGTTTGCACCGAAGAAGTCTGGCCCTATGATCCTAAAAAATTCAATGTAAAGCCATCTGCTGAAGCTTATCTCAATGCCGGCAAATACAGAATCTCAGAATATCGAAGACTGACCAGCATTGACAATATCTTGGATTCTTTGAGCAACGATCATCCAGTGGTTGCTGGAATCATGGTCTATTCCAGCTTTGAACAAATAACCAATGAATCTGTTATATTATCCATGCCCTATGACTCTGAAAAAGAACTAGGTGCTCATGCCTTGCTCTTGGTTGGCTATGATTTAAATAAGAAACAATTATTGGCTCAAAATAGCTTTGGATCTAGTTGGGGCGAAAAAGGATACTTTTGGATACCCTTTGATTACATGCAACAAGAGCTAACTGATGCTTGGATTTTCAATATACTTGTAAAAAATGATTGACCATTAATTTAAAATACTGTAAAATATCTGATGAAAACTGCATCTCTTGCTGCCTAATTCATAATTACTTAAAGATTTAAAGGAGACACAATGCCAGACATTGTTGATGACGCCCAAGAGGCCATGGAAATCGCTGAGCAATTGCGCCAGCAAACTGCTCGCACATTTAAACCCGTTAGAACGGGCAGTTGCATTGAATGCGATGAACCTACGGAATTTACATTCTGTTCGGTTGAGTGCAGAGATACCCATGCTCGCCGCGAGCGTATGAGAACCATTACCGGCGGTTAAAATAAATACGGGTATGCTGTACGCTACCCCATGTAATTTACACAAACACGCCGAAGTTGAACAGGCTTTGGGAGAAGAACATTTCTATCCCAAAGCCTTTTCCTATTTTGATCTAGACGGATTCGCACTCAATCCTTTAGAACAAGCATATTACCGCTGTAATGAAATTCCAATCACTGAAGTATTAGGTGTATGGGCGGCACAATATCCTTGGTTAGTACTAGATAGCCAGCCTAATTTTATTATGGATCACTGCTTTATAGTCACACGCTGTTGTTACACCAAGCAGGCACAGGAGCAGATTCGTCGACATGCCAGCGACTATCCTCAGTTACGAAAAATGATGATGCTAAAGCCCAAATGGGGGCTAGACTTTGCCTTGGAATACTACAACGATCACGACTACATTGAACTGCTACACATTGAGCAGGATTACAGTAGCTTCAATCAAGCGCAAGACGCCAAGGAAAAACTTGAAACACAACTATTAAACACAGACTGGCAGGATTTTGCTCGGCAATTGCTGAAATTGCGCGATAGTTGGATTGGTCTCGAAGGCATGGCTAGAAATGACTGGAAAGCTCGCTACTGGGGGCTAGATCAAGCAGAACACACCCTTAAGGCATTCTGACTAAATATCCAAATAACCAGCTTTGATGTTGGCACATTGCATTGGAAAACTAAAATGAAACTTTACGAAGTTAAAGGCACAGGCAAATTACAGGGCATGACTGTAATGAGTTTGGATGCTTTTGTCAATGGCGCAAAGCCTGAAAAAGAAATGGACGAAAGCGATATCAGCGGCTTGTTACATGCTGCTAAAAATTACAACAAGTCCTTTTTAATCACTGCGGACTGCGACGATGGCAAGCAAAGAACCTATCGTGTAAGAGCACAAAGCGAGCGTGTGGCACGAGAAAAATTTACAGTACATCATGCAATGGCCAAAATCGTCAGCGTCAAAGAAGAAGGTGTAGAGGAAGCTGCGCCAGCTTTGGCCAAAACAGCAGCAGGTTTGGCATTGGGCGGCATTGCTGCCGCAGGTGCTCCTGGTATTGTAGCTATACTGGGTCCGCTAGTGGGAATTCCAGTGGCTGCATATGGTGCTTATAGTGCTGCCAAGTTAGGCATGAAGGGCGTAGAAAAACTATGGGACATGGCCTCTGAAAAGCTGGGCGGTGACGACAAAGTAGAACAGTATGCCACTGCTCAAATTGCTAAACTTCCACCCGAACAACAACAACCTGTTGCTGACACCGTTAAGAAATTAGGCGAAAGCAGAACAGCCAAGCTACATCATGGTGTGGTAGAAGGCAAAGAATTTGGTGCTTACTATTATGAACAGCTGGCACAAAAAGTATTTGATCAGAATCCCAATTTGTCCAGCGAAAATGAAATTTTAGATCTAGGATACAGTATCACTAAAAATGAATTAGGAGCCAGAGCACAAGGCGTATTTCGAGACGAAGATTTTGCTGGTGACTTTGTAAGTGCATACAACTGGTTAAAGCAACAGGAGGATGTAACAGAAGGCAGCAAAGACGGAGACAGAATTACCATTGCAGCTCAGGGCAAAGGATACATCGTCTATCATAGCTTTGACCGAGATGCCTATACTGCTCGTGGTGTAGGTGAATGGAAAGGTCAAATTGAACCAGAATGGTTCTACACTCTGGCTGACGCTGAAGAACATGCTGAAATGGAAATTGCAGGACATGACGAGCACTATGGCAAGATTGATGAGCTGACATTCAAAGGCAGCACCTGCACCAAGGATTGTTCGGGACATGAAGCCGGTTACAACTGGTATCAGCGCAAAGGCCGCGTCCCAAATTCGCATAGCAAGAGTTTCAACAAAGGAGCTGACATTGCTGCCAACGAATCTGTAAACGAAGCGCCTGGTGATTTTGGTCTTGGTGCAAACTATCGTGACATTCCTGACGAAGAGATGCAGGCATTCTTAGATCGTACCAAGAACAAAGAAAAAACCAAGCGTGACAAGTATGACTATCCTTATGTACATGCTTCTAGTATTCAAATCAAAAACGAAGAAGGTCGTGAATATGATCTAGACAGTCTTAGAAAAGAAATCATGACAAGACCAGCCAGCATTCTAGGACAAAATGCCAAGATGCAACACAGTGAAACTGGAACCGAAGCAATCTTTGATATTGGTTTGCCGGCTCTTAAAGGTCTTGCTGTAAACGAAAAGACTGGACAGTTTGTTGTGGTAGACACTTGCCCAGGTGCTGGTGCTTGTAAGACTTACTGCTATGCTATGAAGGGCAGCTATGTAATGTTCAAAGCAGTAAGCATGGGTCTAGCTCGTATGCTTAACTTCTTGCTCAACGACCCTGAAGGATTTAAAAACAAGCTAAATGCAGAAATTGCTGCCGCAAGATCTAAAATGGCCAAGAAGGGTGCTCGTGTTGTAGTGCGTTGGCATGATGCTGGAGACTTCTTTAGTCCTGAATATCTTGACATGGCCTATGGTGTTGCTCGTGACAATCCTGATGTGGGCTTTTATGCTTATACCAAGATTGCAGATGTAGCCACTGGCGATCGTCCCAAGAACTTCAACATGAACTTTAGCCAAGGCGCACTTAGTGGACAAGAAAAGAAAGTTGACTTCAAACGAGTCAAGCACAGCAAGGTAGTGCCCAAGGACATGTTCTTTGATCTAGTGGCGCGAAAAGGATTAAATCTAATCAAGGATGCCAAGGGCCGTATGCAATTTGCCAGCCCAGAGAATCTTGAGGACTTTAAAACACGCATGGCCAAACACTATGCCATTGACAAAGACAGTATTCTTACATATGATCAGATGATGGACACTCCGGTTGGTGATGCACCAAAGTGGAATGTGATTGTCATGCCTGGAGACGGTGATAATTCAGCTAACCGCAATGATGTGATTGGCAGTTACCTGTTGTTTCACTGATGAGATTGCGTGATATACTCAGCGAAGTACCCATGGCTGATTATCAGCCATTGGGTGACTTTGACAAGCCAGGTCCTTTTAGAGGTCCGGATAAAAAGCTAGTTCCGCATCCACGCAATCGTATCAAGGCCGAACGATTCTTTGAACAAACACCTTATGATTTTCGCTTGTTCTTTAGCAACATATCAGGCACAGGTCGTTACAGCGAGTACGGGCCTATGGATCCTGAGACTGTAAAAATCATATTTGGTGACGATGGGGAAGAAATTGTTCGAGGACACGAAGATGCCATCACCATTGTGTTTGTTGGCAACAAAGGCGATGCCAAGCGTATGCTTACACCCTGGTTAATGGCACACAGATTTGGTCACGCTATCACTGCTGGCAGCAGAGGAAAACGCGATGCAGGTGGTGCTTGGCAAGAAGCTGAACGACATTTCTTTAGCAACGTCAATCAGATACTAGGGGACTTTTATGGCCGGACTGGCAACCCAGGCGGGCAATTAAAGTTTGAACTTAGCAAAGAGTATAATGCTCTATTCAATGCCATTGGTACTCAGCGTAGCAGTCGCGAAGGCGACATACGCAGACCATATGAATTCCTCTATGAGATTTTTGCACAGTACCTAGGAACAGGACAGATTACTCTCAACCCGTTGCCTGTCAGCATTGGCTATGGTCAACAAGCCTGGGGGAAGCCTACTAGAGTTATGTCTGTACGATCAGCAGAACTGCGTGATGAAAATCAAAGACGCCACACAACAGAATTGCTAGCAAGAGACATGGAAATCATGTTCAATGATGTGCTCAGTGATGCCGTTGGTAAAATTTATATAATGTGAGGCAACATGACAAGAACTCCAGGTGAATATGTTTATCATGCAGGTTACTTGCCGCGTGGTTTAGAAAGCGTAAAAAGCAAAGGACTAATTCCCAGCCAAGACGGTTATTCGGGTCCCGGCGTTTACTTTGCCTACGAACCCGACGAGGGTTTTTATCATGTTGATGCCGCTGACGCAACCATGTTTCGTGTGCGCTGGAGTGATCTAGTAAACAGATTTGGAGTTTATCCACAAAAACCCGACGGCATTCAAAGAGACGACAATGAAATTATTGTACCTGGTGCAGTACCAGCCAGCATGTTGGAAGTTGAATACTTCCCAGGCGAATGGTGGGACATTGCTAGTGCAGTTGCCGCCGATCGCGGACCACCAATGAACGAAGCCTTGTTGGTCACGGATGTGCCCAGAGAAGAATGGCTTGAAGATAAGATTGCTTATGCTAAAAAGCGCGGGCGCGATAGCTTTGGTGTACCTTACATGGGCAGCACCACTGGTTATGTGCGTCAACCTTCTCATGTGGTGCTGCCAGTAAGTACTCTGGCTCGTATTCCGGGTGCTCGCGGCGAACAAAGAAACATAAGGCAAGACGATCTTAAAGCCATCATGCAGATAATGAAGGACACTGGTAAGCTGCCATTGACCAGCAGCGGCAAAGAGTATGTTCCTTTTATATGTGTTGCATGGAATGGCGAACCCTGGGTCATGGAAGGCAATCATAGAATCATGGCTGCTGAACGCTTGGGCTGGGAAACATTACCTGTTGAACTAAAATATTTTGATGGTGGCGAGCGAGTTAAATCCGGACTGTTGTATCCAGGTAAAATTGGATTGACTGCTCCTGCTCCGGGTACCTCAGTTACCATGAATGAAGAAACCATAAAGCTAGGCAAAACTGATACAAGCAGAGCCCGAGAGTTTATTGATGCAGTATACACACGCTATCCTCATACTTTTCAAAACAATCATGTCATGAGTTGGGGTTCGGGTGAAGAACAAGAAATTTCCATGTTTGAACTTGTCCCTAGCTTTGGTAAACCCAATGCTGTGGAAATTAAGTGGATACAGGCATATCCACTGAGAAAAGGTGTAGGCAGTCGTGCAATGAAAGAACTACAAGGCATGGCGCAAGAACACGGTGTGTCGTTGACGTTGTTCCCTTGGGACAAAGGTCGTGTTAGTCAAGCCAAGCTAATGAAGTTTTATCGCAGTCATGGTTTTCAGCCCACAGTAAAAGGTGCTAAAAATATGATATGGCACCCTGAAGTAGCAGAAGCCAGTCTTGCAACCATGCGTGACTATTTTGCAGGAAATGACAAAGCTCAAGATCCTACCAAGCTGTCCGTAATGCGTAAGTATTTTGATCAGGTTGACGGTGTATCAAATATAAATCGCTCTCCGGGAAAGACAGGAAAAATTCCTGCAGGCATTCCACCCGAAATTCAAGCCTTGGTCAACAAGATGTACCATTCTGGAAAGATTTCTCCTCAAGAATATGAAATTCTAAGAAGGTTCCAGCAACAAACAAAAATTAATGTAATGGGCATTAAAGAAGCCGAAACAGGTACTGCTTATGCTCGAGATATTTCAAAAGAATTCCGCAAGCTGGGATATTCAAAAATAGGCAGCGGTGCTGACAGTACAATCTGGGCCAAAGACGCCAGCCATGTAATCAAGATTCTCATGCCCGAAGATGCAGGCAGTCGTGCTGTAGAAGTCTTTAAAAAGTTCTACGAATTCTGTCAAGCCAGACCAGACATACCTTGTTTGCCAGTGTTTAATGAATACAACACCATTGATGTCCTAGACAAAGAATATATTCAAATTGACATGGAGCGTTTGTATCCTGTCAAGAAAAACACCTTTGAAGAAGCCATGATTTGGTATCTTAGTGACTATGTGGCCAACGGTGCCGTCTGGGAACAAGTAAAACAAGAACTGTCTGATCCACATCCATGGATTAATTCGCACTGGCCATCAAAGGCCAACAAGCTGGCTCAAACAGTTCAGGAATTATCAAGTCAAGATGAATCAGCTTGGAATCTTTTGTATTCGGTTATGGCCATGCTGTACAAAACTGGTCGTATCAACAAACTTGGTTGGGATTTGCACACAGAAAATGTCATGCGCCGCAGTAACGGTCAACTGGTAATCATTGACCCTTGGTTTGCTGATGCTTCGCTTATTAGCGAAAGCGTTGATGTTGTAGACGAAAACTTTGCTGACGGTCGTAAACCTGGGCGCAAAGGACTTGCCAAGCGCATGGGTGTAGATTGCAGTAAAAGTGTAACAGCATTGCGTAAATTGGCCGCTGCTAGTTCAGGGGAAAAACAACGCATGGCGCATTGGTGTGCCAATATGAAAGCTGGTAAAAATGAAAGCGTCAATGAAGGTTTAGAAAATGTCAATCAAATGAACTATCTAGTTGACTTACCAGTGATTGGCAACAAACTTGCAAAAGTTGTTAATACTGCTGACAATAGAATTACTGTGGTTGTCAATATCAATGGTGTTAACATGCCGTTTTATATCAGTACAGGTGAGGGCGGTAAGGCATCAGTTCCAGCTGGTAAATGGTATCCTTTTTTTGGCACTGGACCCAGTGGTTGGCTAAACAAAGGCAGTGAAAAAACCATTAATGCATTTTATGGCAGCGGTATTTTAAAGTCTTTTGCAAACCTGCTTAATTTAAAATTAGGTGACCTAAGAAGCAACGAAAAAGACATTCCTTATATTGTGAAGTCTGCAAGAGATATTATCAATAAAGACATGCTTGACCCCCAAAATCATTTTGGTGCCGAAGACCTTGGAGAAATAAAGAAATTTAAAAATCGCATCAATTCTATATTAAAAAGACTTGGTGATGACCCGTTCTATGCTGTAGATGAATCACTAGATTTAGCCGAAGGCGGATGGGCAAGTACCGCCACACAGAATACCAAGATTACACCCGCAATCATTGATGAAGCTGTGGGCATACTAAAAGAATTTGAAACCGAATTTAATCAGTGGCAAGCACAAAAAGGCCTTGATGTTGAAATCAAAATGGGTCGTCCTGTGGGGTCTGGAACTTATTACAAACGCGACCTTGCACAGGATCCTGAACGAGAATACGGAGATGTAGATGTCATGTGCTACATTCACGGCCGAGAAGGAACAGGTGCTGCCCGCCGTACTGCTGAATATGCCGCAGCCGTAGAAGAATTTACACAAGGCCATTCAAAATACAGCACCAGCAACGGTACCAATGTTATCATGGATACTTCGGCTGGGCCTGTACAAGTTGACCTAATCTACACCTATCATGAACATGCTAACTGGGCACGAATGCTGGCACCTGAATATCGTGTCAAGGGTGTTATCAATACCAGCTTGGTCAGCAGTCTGGCCGAAGTACTAAATCTCAGCATCGGCGTACAAGGTGTACAAGTAAAGACTCGTGCAGGTCGTCCAGTTAGTTTCCGTCAAAGCAAAGACACGGAACTTGCCACTGTAAGCTTAGATCCAGAAAATTGGGGTGCAGATATCTATGCTTACTACTATGAACTAGCAAATGGAACTAAACCCAAAATTCCAGCCAACTTATCCAAGCATGGCGGACTCAAAGACGAACAGCGCATCAGCGACATTGTATTAACTATCAAGGCCCTGGCCACAGACATGGAACAAGCCAAATTACTTGGCGCAGGTGCGCTAGATCATATAGCCAATAAACAAGACATGATGCAACAAATAGCTCGTGTGCTGGACGCAAAGTTTGAAAAAGTAATCAATTCCAGCAAATTTGACAAGGCTGCAACACCTGCTGCCGTTGAAAAGGCCAATAAAACCAAGCTTATGCTTGCCAAATACCGCAATGAAATAACAAAATTGCTGTTAAATTAGGCGTCCGCTAAAAACTAATAACACTAAATATATCACTACTTGACGAATAGATTCGTCTGGAAAATATTAAAGGAAACTAAAATGGAATTTCTAGTAGTATTAGCGGTAGGTGCCGTAGTTGTTTGGTGGTTTTTGGTTAGAAAAGAAAACAAGCCAACTGACGAATCAGCTGCCCCATACAAGGTAGAAACACCTGAATCAGCTGAAAAGACAGAAACAGTAGCTCACAGCGTTGCTGGTCTAGTAGTACTAGATACTGTACCTGCTGCTGCTCCTGCACCTGCTGAAGAGGCTGCTCCAAAGAAAAAGCCAGCTGCTAAAAAGGCTGCGGCTCCCCGTAAGAAGAAGGCAGCACAGTAATAATGTTATTGCGTGAAATTACATCAACTCTGCGAGTTATTAAAGAAGGTGGTAATGTCTTTAAAAACAAAGACGGTGAGATTCTCACGCAACGCATTAATCAAGCAGATGTAGAGCCCACAGTTCGTTGGTTGGAAAAAATTACCAGCTACGAACATGTACCGCACATGCTAGGCACCACTGGTAAAAAAGCCACCAGTGGTGACCTAGACATTGGTATGCCACCAGGCATTAGCAAGGATGAACTGATTGCTAAACTCACTGCCTGGTGCGGTAAAAATAACATGGATGCCAAAGATTGTATCAAGAAAAGCGGCGTCAGTGTGCATTTTAAAACTCCCATTGGCGGAGCACCAGACCGTGGTTATGTGCAAACAGATTTTATGTTTTTACCAAACCTAGAGTTTGCAAAGTTTAGCATGGCTGCTGACCCCAACAGCAAACACAAAGATGCCAGCAAGCATGTGGTGTTAAGTTCAGTGGCCAAACATGCAGGCTATAAGTGGAGCCCTACCAATGGCCTACTTAATAGAGAAACAAATGAGTTAATCAGCGATCAACCAGATGAAATTGCTCACATGTTGTTTGGCGAAGAACATGATCGTGCTGCGTTAACCAGTGTTGAATCTGCGCTATCTGCACTTGAAAATAATCCGGATGTGGATCAAATTCTAGCCGATGCCAGAGAAACATTGAGCAAGCAAGGAATTACTATCTAATGATACTGCGAGATATTTTAGTTGTTGAAAAGAACTTAACTCCTGCCGAGCTTGTCAAGCACGGTGGAAAATATCTACGCACTCTCATTGATCTAGTAGATGCTGATAAACCCTTGCCTATTGATCCTGAGTATCGTGGTCGTTTCACAGAACCATATGCGGTAATTAACAAGGATCAAATTCCATTACTACAGGCTGCGTTAGACAACCCCGACATCAAGTCAGCATTGCCTAAAAAAGTACGCATGACCATTGGTGACGAAGAGCAGGAACAGCCTCTAAGCCTACTATTCAAAGGCACTGAGTTTACCAGCTTAGAGCAGAAAAAAGACTACAATGCCGGACACTTAGCGGAACTGTTTATGGGTCTGTGTGTTGCTGCCAAATTTTTTGCTGTGGGTGGAAAAATAACCGCAGATCAAATCATGGACATGATTGGGCATGTTAATTCTGAAATTGACGGCAAGAACTATGTTTTTACCGTTAGCTCATCTATTCAGTACCCAGACCGCGGAGTAAAAACTGACTCATTAAATTTCCTTGCCCGTGTTCCTGCTCGTAGTGCTGAAGCATTTTTAAAGCAGGCTGCTGCTAGAAAATTTGATCCTGATCTACAGGCTGTACTATCTAGTACTGTAAAATATGTTAACGACTCAGGCAGCGTGAAACAAAGCACTGAACGAGTTCGCAACGATAAAAATAACAATCACATTGATGTAGTCAGTGATGGTACTAGTGATGCCAAGGGCACCAAGGCCGATCTAACACTTAAAGTTGATGGTACAAAGGTTAACCTATTAAGCTTAAAAACCTACAGCAGTGATACACTGGGTCAGGCATCCGGGTTGAGTTTTGAAAACCTAAGCAAGTGGTTTAAAACCAATTTTGATCTCAATATCAATGCACACAAAGATCAATTTGATCCGGCGCAAGGCGAAGAAACTGTCTATAACAATTTGTTAAAGTTTTATGACGATGTGGTTTTTCCTTATGTAGAAGAGCACATCGAAAACCAAAAGCCTGGTGCAGAAGCTGCCATTGTTAAACAGCTGGCTCGTGCTGCCAATATCTATGCTCGAGGTGACACCTTGGAAGATGTTGAAGTAGTTAAACTAGATGACAAAATTAGTTCAGGCAGTTATAAGATTCTCAGATTCAGTGATAACTTGCAAGATGCCATGAAACATCTAGATCTAGATGTAAAATACATTAACAAAGGCAACAGTCGCACCATTCAAATATGGACTGTGCCTGCCGAAGGCGAACAAGTTGCCAAAGGCAGCAATAAGCTTTGCCAATTCCGTACTACCAAGATGGGCGGATATGCTCGCAATTACTTTGAGTCAGGACCTATGCTTGAGGCCTTGACTGCGGTCAACACTCCTGTTGACACAGAAACTACACCAGCTGGTGTGTCCAAGACTGTTACTTCCAAGACTAGACAATTAAAGTAATAGTTATAGGTTAAAGCACCTTTTTAATTTTTCATACTTTCCTTTTAAATAAAGTTATACTATAGTGGTATGAACCCACTATAAACTTAGGGTTAGTCTGTATGAAAATTAAAAATTGTCTTGTTGTTACTGCGGCAATGTGCGCTATCAGTTCCGTTGCTGCTGCCGAACTTCAACATAACTTCAACAGTCCTTCATTCTCGGGCATTGGCTGGAGCAGCCATGTGCTGACACTAAAACAATTAGAAGATCAGCAAAAAGATAAAAACAAGGCCGCAGCAGATGCAATTAAACTGGCTGCGGAAAGAGCAGCCGCTAATACTCCGCAGGCTAGATTCCAAGCCAGTATGGAAACAAGAATCTACAGTGAATTAGCCAAGCGCATCACTGACAGCTTGTTTGGTTCATCAACTGGTTCACCAATGTGTACTCCTCTAAGTGCAGGCGGACCATGTGGCGACATTGATCTTGGTGGACAAAATATTACTTGGCGTATCGACGGTAACAACATTGTTGTGCGAATTTCAGAAATTGCCAATCCAAACAATTACACAGAGTTGGTAATGCCTTATGCGGCATTTAAGATTTAAGGATTTTAAAATACTATGAATACAAAATTAATTTCAGCCGCAGCACTAACAGTATTGCTTTCAGGATGCGCCACAGGTGAATTTATACGCGAGCGCATCAGTGGTGATCAATACGAAGAACCGGTCGTTGACCAAGGTGCTTATCTAAGGCGCCAGTCTGAAAAATTAAAGGCGCCTGCGGGTGGCCCAATTCCTGTTGCAGTCTACGGATTTATGGATAAAACTGGACAGCGTAAAAGCTTGCCCAATGTGGCCAGTTTGAGTAGCGCAGTAACACAAGGTGCAGAAAGCTATTTGATCAAGGCTCTACAAGATGCTGGTGAAGCTCGTTGGTTTACAGTATTGGAACGAGTTGGCCTAGACAATCTTATCAAAGAGCGTCAGATGATTCGTCAAGCCAGAGAACTTTATCAAGGTAAAGATGCTAGACCACTGCCACCAATGGTGTTTGCAGGTATCATCATAGAAGGCGGCATCATTGGCTATGACACAAACCAACTAACAGGTGGTTCAGGCGTAAGAATTTTTGGCATTGGAGCACAAACACAATATCAAAGCGATACTGTTACAGTTAATTTGCGTACAGTAAGTGTGGCCACTGGTGAAGTATTGACCAGCGTTACCATTACCAAAACAGTATTAAGCTATTTGGACAAAGCAGGTGTGTTAAAATTCGTTGACAGTGGCACAATGGCAGTGGAAGCAGAAACCGGTGTTGGCATCAACGAAAGCATTAACAAGGCAATAAACATGGCAGTTCAGGCAGCAGTTGTGCAAACTATTCACGAAGGCGCCCGCAAAGGACATTGGTCTTTTAAAGAACAAAGTTCAGCTCTGCCAGCACCGGAGGTAAAGAAAGATGAGTTGGTTCCGCCACAAGCCAATACGCCACCCCAGGTACCAGCAGCTGGTACAGGAACAAAGGTGGAATGAAAAAGATTCTAAGAATCTAGTAAAGGAAGAAGAAAAATACTTAGATAGTAATTTAAAAAAGTCCAAGAGTAGTAGGACTTATAAATCCGGATAAGAAATCCGGTACAGCGGGCAAGGCGCCCAGGAGAGTAGGCAAGAGAACATAATAATCTGCCTATTGGAAAAATGGTATCTTATAAGAAATTAACACTTGCAATGATGCTAGGGCTAGGCACACTTGTACCACAGGTTGCTTTTGCTCAAGCAGCAACTGGACCAAACAAGGTTTATATTGAGCAAGTTGGTAACTCTAATACCGTAACACTACAACAAGTGGGAGGTAGTAACAACATTGGTGGTGTTGCAACTACTGCGGCAAAGTCTGTTGCGGCAACCGGTGTCACAACATTCTTTCCAACCGCACCAAGCAGTTCGAACTATGCTACAATCACTGGCAGCTCAAATACCGTTGCAGTGACACAGACTGGTAATAGCAACAGTACTCGTTACGACATCCAAGGAAACGATAACGCATACTCAAGCACAGTTACTGGTCACAGTAACCTTACCAACTTGGTAATTGGTGACGCTAACAATGCTGCAAATTTACGCAATACTGTTACTGAAACAATCACTGGTGATTCAAATTTAATTCTACAACAAATTGTTGGCAGTGATATTACCAGCACCATAAGCATCACAGGTGACAGTAACCAAATCACCAAAGAGCTTAAGAGCTCAAATGGTAGCAGTACTATTAGTATCAGCGGCGGCAGCAATATTTTTAATGTGCAACAAACTGACGCTGCTGGAGCCAATGGACATGTACTAATAGCATCTGTCACTGGCAACACCAACAGCATTACTACACAGCAACAAGGCACCAACGACACCACAGTAAATATTCAAACAACTGGTAGCAACAACACTATTACTGTAAGAACCAGCAGTAGTGCTATTGTTAATCCAGTAACTGCTATTTCGAGATAAAAATGTGGAAGTCACCATTGATATTGGTGCTATCACTTCAGCTGAGTACCGCCTTTGCTCAATCCATTGGGGTTGTTAGCGAAAACAAAGGTACTCAGTGTGAAGTGCAACGTGGCCGAGCAGTTTCATCTGGTGTCAAAGGAACCAGTATTGAAAGCATGGATACCTACAGAACGCAGGCCTGTGCTAGTTCTATAACATTTAAAGATGACACCAAGGTAAAGATAACTGAAAATTCCAAATTGGTAATTGATGATTTTGTGTTTGATCCTCGCAGATCTGACGCTGGTAAGTTGGCCATGAAGGTCAGCATGGGTACTGTGCGCTATGCCAGTGGTCAAATAGCCAAGAACAATCCACAACAGGTTGCAGTCAATACTCCTACAGCAAACATTGCTGTGCGTGGCACAGACTTTTCAATGACCGTAGATGAAACAGGACAAAGTCTTGTGGTATTGCTTCCAAGTTGCAAAGATGAAAGCGAGCAAAAGAAATACGAGCTAGAAGAAAATCGTTGCAGAGTAGGACGAATTGAGGTTACCAATGCGGCTGGTACTGTAGTACTTGACAAAGCATTTGAATCCACTTATATTATTGCATTTGATACTAAACCAACACCCCCGGTAATCATTAATACCGTTGAGTCAAAAATTAACAATTTGCTGATTATTTCTAGACCACCCGAGGTTGCACAGGCAGTAAAGCAGCATACCCGCACTCGTCGTGAAGAACTAGAAGCAGAAATAGAAGCCGAAGCGCAGAGAAGAATAAGTCAGCGCATTCAAGAAACCAACGAAGACATAGAAAGAGCTAGACTATTAATGCTACAACAGGCAGCAAGTAATACCGGATGTAACGCCAGTACTCATGTTTGTGTTGTATGGAATAATCCTGAAGCAGCAGATATTCAAAGTCGCGGACGCGGCATTGCTTTTCGCTCCAATGAAGATCACTATGCTGAAGTCAAAACACAAGGCTACAGCAGTAATACCACAGTTACTATTGTACACAACGATCAAAGTGCCACTGAAGTAATTGGCACAGGTGGTGCTGGTGGTAATACTGTTTTTATTAAACAAAACGGCGGAGTACTACGACGATGACAAATATGAACTTATTTCAACTAATGTACCAACAATGGATCCAAGAAAACGAGTATTATGTGTCCAGGTGGAAAGATTTCATTGAGCTAGCTGTAAGAGAAACTAACTTACCAGGTTCTGAGATTCTCAATGAACTTGAACAAACAACATGGTTTAAAAGAACATATGATTAAAAGTCTATTACATTCAGCTAGGCCAAAATTTTGGGCGTGGCTAATTGTTGCGCTGTTTTTGTCTGCGATGTCTAAATGTGCGTTGGCACAAACAACTTTCGTAGACTTGCAATTTGGCCGTTATCAAATTGCCGACAGCCAATGGAATGTCAGTGCCTGTACTGGAACAACAACCTGTCAAATTTATGCTACAAATCCAGGTACCATGTATAAAATTCCCTGGACCACTGGACAATGGTCTTGGCAAACAGGACAATATGTAAAGTTTGAAGCCAGTGGTAATGCCAATTTTCCATGGACTGCAAAAGTTTATAACAGCAACGGTACAGTAGCAGGCGTCATTGGTACTGGTAAGGTTATCAACATGGGAACAGATGCCAATGGTAAGTCATTTTTCTTTTTCATGGGCAGCGATAACGACACTGGCCAACTGTTCAGTACCAACACTGGCCTAACAGGTACAGGCGGTTACACCTGGACTGGTACCCGAAATCCAACTACCACACAGCTAAACACATTTGCGTCAACGGGTTCTACTACTCCATTGGCGTCTGGACAAACCTACACCAGCGCACCAACACCTACCCCTACACCAATTTATAACAATAATGTCACAGCTGGCGCAGCAATCTACATTACCAACCACTATCCTACCAGTAACAACAGCCCAGCAGGCGAAGGTGCGGCAAATGCATTTGACAACAATCCCAACACCAAGTACTTGAACTTTGACAAGTATAATGCTGGTGTTACTGTAAAACTAAACTCTGGCCGTGCTGTTACTGCATTTAAATTGACCACAGCCAATGATTTTCCAGGCCGAGATCCTACCAGTTATAAACTTTATGGCAGCAATGACGGTGTAAACTGGACGCTGATCCAGCAAGGTAGTTTAAGTCTTAGCAACACTAGATTTTGGACCAGCCCTGAAATTCCAGTGACCAATGCCACTGCTTATGCTTATTATTATATTTTCTTTCCAACAACCAAAGCCGGCGACGGATGCGGTCTAGATTGTAACAGTATGCAGATTGCAGAAATCACCTACATATATGATTCCAGTAGTACAACAACATCAACTGCATCCGGATCAACTGTGTCCAATCCTGGAAGTCTTTGCTGTGGCGGAAGCTCTGCGCCATTTAGTGCTGACGCCACTAACACAGCCAAGGTCAATGCCTTTTTGGGTCGCACTACCAATGACAGCAAGGTGCGAATTGAGCAGATAGGCAACTATAATACCATTACCGTTCAGCAAACTGGTACTCGACAAAATTATACCGAGTATTATGGAAATGGGTCTGGCAATACAGTTAACGTTACCCAATCTGGCACAGCCAACACACAAGTCAATTACACAGATCTTAGAGTACTGGGCAGTAATAATACTGTAAACATAACTCAACAAAGCACTGGTGGTGGCAAAGGAGTGTTTGCCACAGTCAATGATAACAATAACTCTTTGACTATTCAGCAACGAGATTCTGGCAGTCACTATGCCGAAGTAACACTCAGCGGTGGAAACAAAAGTGTGGACATTACTCAGCAAGGTAGTGCCAGTCATATGGCCAAAATCAACCTAAGTGGATTGCCACAAGAACTCATTCTCACTCAAAGTGGCAGTACTCAACAGTTTTACTCCATTACCAGTAACTGTGCCACAGCAGGTGGATGTGCTAGGATCACAGTGAACCAAGGACAGTGATCCAGGATTTGACTTCGCTAAGTACTTCCGTTACAATGTTCTAGCGAGGTAAAATTCACATGAAAAAGTACTTAAAAATGATACCCAGTGTATGGAGTGTGACCTGGGTGGCTGTTACTGCCGCTTTGTTAATCTGGCTCAAGATATCAAATCCGGCAGCAGTACAAAGTCTACAGCTCAAGGGCTTTGATACTTTGTTAAGCAGTGAAACAGTCACTGCCAGTGATGAAGTTGTGGTCATTAACATCGGCGAGCCCAGCATGGCACGACTTGGTCAATGGCCCTGGGACCGCAGAGAAATAGCACAGGCCATCAAGCGCATACAAGAACTTGGTGCAGGCGCCATTGTTGTTCCTATCCTCATGACAGAAAAGGACAGGTTAGGCGGTGATGCTGAATTGGCACAGGCGCTGAATCGAGCTCCTAGTGTTATTGCACAAACACCTACCACACAAAACAAAAAGCCCGACGCTGTTCGTCGTGGCGTTGCTGTCATGGGCGGCGATCCTTATATTTGGTTGTTTAACTGGCCCGGCGCACTGAGTCCAAGACCTGAGCTGGCGCAGAGTGCCCGAGGTGTTGGTACCACTGTTGCGGCACCCGAAGTAGACGGTGTTGTTCGTCGTATGCCATTGGTAGTCACAGTAAACAAAGAATACTATCCAAGTTTGCCGCTTGAAGCACTTCGTGTGTACACCGGCGAGCAAAGCTATCAAATGAAAATGACCGAAGCTGGTGTAGAAAAAGTACGCATTGCTGGTCAACCTATTGTAGACACTGATGCCAATGGCCGTGTATGGCTACGCTGGAACAAGGAATTTGCCAGCTACGAGCTGGGAGATCTTAGTCGCAGAGACCTTGACCTCAAAGGCAAAATTGTAGTGCTGGGGTTGGCAGTAGAAGGACTTGGCGGTATCATTGCCACACCTCGTGGCGAAACATGGGCACATAATTTACAAGCACAAGCTATTCAAACACTGATCGACGGCGAAAGTCCTGTGCGTTTGGCCTGGGCTAACTTGGTTGAGCTTTTGGTCATTGTGCTGATTGCAGCCATTGTTATTTTTGCCATGCCTAGAGTACCAATTTGGGCAGCAGCTTTGGTTCTTGCAGGCCTAGTGTTTGGAACAGTACAAGGTGGTATGTACCTATGGACGACCTACAGTCAGCTATGGGATATGTACTATGTTGTATTTGCCGCAGTTGTGCTGTATGGACACGCACTATTTGCAAGATTTGTTGTGGAGTTCAAACAAAAACAACAGATCAAAAAGCAGTTTGGCACTTACCTAAGTCCGGCCTTGGTTGCCAAATTACAAAAGAATCCAGAACTACTACAACTAGGCGGCGATGAACGCGAACTATCTATTATGTTCACTGATGTACGAGGCTTTACCACAATCTCTGAACACTATGGCAAAGATGTACAAGGCTTAACCAAGATCATGAACCGTTACATGACTGCAATGACTCGCAAAATCATTGACAACAACGGCACGCTAGACAAGTACATTGGTGATGCACAAATGGCATTTTGGAACGCACCTGTGGACGAACCCAGGCATGCACACCAGGCTGTTAAGACAGCACTGGAAATGATGGGAAGTTTAGATGCATTTAATGCAGAAATTGCGGCAGAAGGCGTACCACCTTTTGGTATGGGTCTTGGCATTAATACTGCCTCCGTTGTTGTGGGTAACATGGGCAGCGATCAGCGTTTTGATTACACTTGTCTTGGCGACGGTGTTAATTTGGCGTCAAGACTCGAGGGCCAGTCTAAGCCGTATGGTGTCAAGATTATTCTAGGACAGCGTACAGCAGAGCTTGTGCGAGACGAATATCCAGTGGTTGAGCTAGACTGCATTGCTGTAAAAGGTAAGACACAGGGTGTAAAAATCTATACCTTGGGCAAGACTAACCCCACACAGCACGATATATATTTGACAGCTTATTATCGTGGAGATTGGACTCGCGCTATTAAATCATGTGAGAAACTTATCAAAGAAGATAACGAATTGCGCCAATATTATGAAAATATGCTGGAGCGCATGAATGAAGGGCTACCACCAAATTGGGACGGTACCTATAGAGCCACAAGCAAATGAGAAAATAAATGTCACAGTTTGATGAATTAGAAATAAAAATTAATCAAGTAGTTGAAGAAATTCTAGACATTAAAATTGTCAATATTCATACTGGTTTCAGTGACATGGATATTGACAGCCTTAGTGCTGTTGAATTAATAATGGCCTGGGAAGATAAGTTTGGCATTGAAATCACCGATGACGAAGCCGACGCAATTAAAAATATGGAAATGGCTTACAAAATTCTAAAACCAAAAATTCTAAATTAAAATGGGAGCAAAGAATTTACTCAGGATGGATCCTTACAGCGATGCTGTGGCCAATCCTGAGTATTTTTATCCACTGGCATTACGCATGGAAGTCAGTGAAAAACAAAAATTTATTCAATACGTAAATCAAACCTTTCAAAAACAAACAGCGCAGGGACAAGAACTAGTAAGTCCTGCTGCCGATGTAAAAAAATTCTTTCCTCTCACACATCAAAATACCAATGAATTTTTAAAGCCATTGGGCATTGAGTGTCGCAATTTTACTTTATTTGTCAGCGGCGCCAATGGCGAAAATCTAAACCCTCATGTGGATGGCACTCGTTTGCCTTCGGGTGAAAGTGTCATGCTGGAAGCTCGCCTAAGCTACTATGAGTTGGCATCAAGCCCGGGCGTTATTCGTTGGTGGAATGTGCCTGTTGATGATCTGGTAGCATACGAACGAGAAAGCCATGGAGTTTATCACAACCACTGGAATGTGCCTTGGTATCAAGATCTAGTGGAAGGGCGTAAAACTTGGGCAGACTGTCCAGATTTTGACTTTGAAACTGCCAGTAATGTGTCCAGTGCGCTATTGAGAACAAATAGACCACATCTGGTGCTACAAGGACCTGGGCGTCGAATTACAGTGAGTGCTCAACTGGTGTGGTCACACACAAAAAGTCCTCAGGGTGTTTGGCAACACATTGTGGACAATTTCCGCTTATTGGGTTCTCAGTTTGGCTAGTCCTAATAGGCACAACAGTCGTATATACAACCAGCCAATATCAAACTCAAACCAGCGACGACTTAGTCTAGGGTTAGCAGGATCCAAATGATGGTTATTATGCAGGCATTCGCCACCAATAATAACGCCCCAAGGACTAAGGTTTCTACTGTGATCGCGAGTTTCGCCATTTCTATACCCCCACCAGTGTCCTAGACCATTGATAACACCAGCGGCCCAGAATGGTATCCAAATCATTTGAACAGCCCATATCAGCAGTCCCCACCAAGAAAACCATAGTAAATTTACAAGCAATAGCAAAGTAATTCCCAACCGTGAATATCGGCTGTAAAGATTGCGTTCTATCCAATCGTCAGGAGTTCCGCGACCATATTGTTCAAGCATTGCTGTGTCTTTGGTTGCGCGATTGTAAAGTAATGCGCCAGTGGTCAATACCGTTTTGATACCAAACACATGTGGACTGTGCGGATCACCTTCTTGGTCGCTGAATCTATGATGTTTACGGTGAGCAGCTACCCATTCTCTGGTGACCATACCAGTTGTGAGCCATAGCCAAAAACGCATGACATGACTTACTACCGGATGAAAGCTCACGCCTAGGTGCGCTTGGCTGCGGTGTAGATATAGTGTAACACAAATTATGGTGAGGTGTGTGACTACAAGGGTGTAGATTAATAGCGCCATTGAGTATAGTTAGTTAACTTTCGCCGGCGGCTGCGGTCTTTTTATCTTCATTGTCCACTGCCTTTTTAAATTTGGCTTCAGCTTCGCTGTCAACTTTTTGGGCTTCTAGCACACGCTCACTTTCAATGATCTTGCCGCGTAGGTGTAGTGTAGTGTTGACCTTTTGTTGTAAACGAATAAGATCGTTGTCTAACATGCGAATACGGTCAATGAGAGCAATCAAGGTAGTGTTGGCTTCTCCTAGTACGGGCTTGATTTCCTTGGTAGCCCAAATCCACACATAGTATACCAAATAACCCATGCCGCCGGCGGCGATCACAGGAAATCCGTATTTGTTAATCATTTCAGCGATATTGCCTACATCCATTTTATTGCTCCTTAATCCTTGGTACCCAGCACATGATCAGTTTCATCGTCAACTCGTGGACAAACAGATCCCCAGGTTAATAAAAATTCTAATAATTCTGGACCGTAGGGTATCCAGAATCTTGTGCGATTTAAATGCACTTCAGCACGAATATTATTTCGTCTGAGCCAATTAATTACTTCAACAAACTCGTCACTGCGTGTGTATACAGCAAACTGATAAAGTTTATTGTTATTTTCTTTTATTTCAGTGGCATGTTCAGTGATCATTGCTGTAAGCGAATCAACTTTTACCAAGGCCTTGCGATTTTCGTTAATATCTACCACTTTCCAAAAGTCACCGGTTTTCCAATGCAGTCGATCGGTATTTAATTCAGCATCAGGTATCATTGCTGTAGGTGTTAAATCCCAATGGTAGTCAACGTATAACATTAGAAAATCAGAGCTCCAACTAAAAATCCAAAAGCAAAAGCAATGAACGCAGTTTTATATAAGTCGCTGTCATACCAAATTGGCTGTGACTTCAGATATTCCTGGGTGTGTTTAGGCAAACTGTCCCACCACTTATCATATTTGCTTTCTTGAAATATTTTCATTTTATTTCTTTCCAAACGCCCCAAGGATCCCATACTTTCTTTTCAAGGACCCGGGGCTCTCGATAATACCAGTAAGCAACCGAAATCAATACAGCACATTCAATAAAATAAAAAACCATGAATGCTTCAAAGAGCAAACTGGTGTTCATATCAGTCGCGACGAGCGTCATTTTTACCGTCTGCTCTTGCAATACGGTCTACATCGGGTTTGAGTCCTAGTGCATTGCTGACCACTGTGTCAATGCGAATCACATCATGATTCATGGTTTTAACACGGTTGTCCAAGGCTCCAATGATGCCCTTGATGCCATTAACACTACTGGTGACACCAGCTAGAATAAATTTCAGCGTTAAAAATACAAAATAGCCTGCGGCAATAGCAGCCGCAATTGGGAAGCCGACTTCGGCTACTAATTTTAGAAATTCTCCCATCTTGGGTCTCCTGTTGATAATATACACATATTTAAAACCATTGGCTTCATTTATTAACACTAACGATTATGATAAGTAAAGTAGTCAGTTAGTGTTACCAAAAGAATAAATACTCGATGCGATTTAGACAGATTATTACCACTGAAGAAGCCGACGCTACCTCCACTACATCTGGAGACATTGCGTCCGTTTCTTACCCCTTATTTGTTGCAGGGCGCACACGCAGACAGCGTAGACGCAATGCTCGTAGAGCAGTTGG